GAAAGCTATCAAAGCCCTTAGTCCAGCAGAGTATGCAGCTACGAGTCGTGCTAAACGCAAAGGCACTAAGGCTGGCAAGCAGTTCGTAAAGCAGCCTAAAAAGATTGCGGCTAAAACAAGGAAGTACAGGAAATGAGTGTCAACAAAATTAAAAAGGTTGCAGATCAATTAAAAAAAGCTTCTGCTCTTCACGGTAAGCAAGCTGGTATTATCATGAAACATGCAGACTCTATGGCTAAGATGAAGAACGGTGGATTTACTCGTAAGGGTCCGTTGAAGTCTAGTAAGACTGCAAAGTATTAAGGGGAAATCATGGCAAACGTAGGGACAGTTTTAGCGGCAGCACCTGTTGCACTTAAAGTAGCTAAAGAAGCTTATAAGCTTTACAAAAAAGATGGCGTAAAAAAGACTGCTGAAAAGTATGGTCAAAAAGTTACTAAATATCTTAAAGATGAGTTTCCTGAGTTAGCAGGGCCACCTAAAAGAATTAGAAAAGATGCGGATCGTTCGACTGATCTTCCAAAAGAAAAAGCCTTTGTAGAACCCAGATCAACTGCTGCTAAAGCAGGAAGAAGACGCGGAGACTACTTAACAAAATCTGAAGGTATGGCTAGGGAAGCTAGAGCTAAAGAAACCCGTAGAGCAATTGGGAAAACGGCTACTGCTACTGGATCTACTGGGTTTTTAAATCCTAGAGAAAAATCTAAGGCATCTAAAAGTAAACCGTTTACTGGTAAAGATAGAAAGTTAAATCCTGCGGATATGAAATCAGCTAAAGAAGCTGCACAAGAAGTAGGATTGCCTTTTAAAAAAGGCGGTTCTCCTATTAGGAAAAAAGCTAAACGATGACAGAGCAACAAGAAAAGTTTTTGAATGCCTTGTTTGGTGAGGCGCAGGGTAACTTTAGGGAAGCCATGAATATTGCTGGCTATGCCTCTACAGAATATCCTGCCCGACTAATCCGTAGTCTAAAGTCAGAGATTATGGAACGGGCTGAATATATGTTGGCGGCTAATGCTCCTAAAGCTGTGCTGTCCATGTCAGGCATCTTAGATGATCCTAGTGCTTTAGGCAACAAAGATAGACTAGCAGCGGCCAAAGAGATTCTTGATCGCGCTGGTATTGTGAAGACTGAAAAAGTAGAACATAAAACAAATGGGGCGGCTATTGTTATTTTACCGCCGCTAGAGGAAGAGGATGGCACATCCGAAGATTAATCATCTAAGATCTGAAAAGTACAGAGCTAGAGGTAAGTTACCTTTTGGTTTTGACAGAGAAGTAGATGAAGACGGAGTAGGTTGGCATGTTCCCGATCCAAAGGCGTTAGAACTTTTGGGTGAGGCTATTGAACATGTTAGATCAGGACGTTCAGTTAGATCTGTTGCAGCTTGGCTGGAAGCAGAAACGAACCGTAAACTATCTGGAACTAGACTACACAAACTTGCCTGGACCGAGGAAGAGCTTGATGACAGACGCAAGAAACGTCGTAAGAAACTTACTCCTGAACAGCGCAAGCTTGAAGATCTTAAAAATACTGAAAAGCAAACTCGGATTAAAGCAGAGCAAGCTAAACGCCGACTAGATAAAGCTAAATCTAAAAAAGAACAGTCCATCGTAGAGGGTCTTGATTTTGCAGATGAGCCTATTGAAGATACTAGAGAAGTTGCATTCCGCCCTAATCCTGGCCCCCAGACAGACTTTTTGTCGGCTAATGAACGGGAGGTATTTTACGGCGGGGCTAGAGGAGGGGGTAAGACTTACAGTCTTCTTATTGCTCCTCTACGTTTTGTTGACAAGCCTACGTCTCGTGCATTACTAATTCGTAGGTCAATGCCTGAATTGCGTGATGTTATCTTTCAAACGCAACAGATTTATCCAAAGGTGGTCCCTGGTGCAAAGTTCAAAACTCAGGAGAATACTTGGCACTTCCCATCCGGTGCTCGTATTGAGTTCGGATATTGCGAAAATCTGCAAGACGTTTTGCGTTATCAAGGTCAATCGTATTCTTGGATCGGCGTAGACGAATTACCGCAGTATGGTTCTCCTGATGTGTGGCACTTCCTAAGATCCTCTTTACGGTCAGCGGATACTAGTATACCGCTTCACATGAGAGCTACAGGAAACCCAGGTAACATCGGATCTCGTTGGGTAAAAGAATTATTTATTGAGCCAGCAAAACCTAATACACGGTTTGCAGAAAAAGTAGAATATGAGTTAGAGGGTAAGACACTTTCTACTGAGATTACCAGAAAGTTTATTCCTGCCTCAGTTTGGGATAATCCTTATCTAACTCAAGACGGCAGCTACATTGCTATGTTGGCATCGCTGCCAGAAGTTAAACGTAAGCAGTTTCTTTATGGAGACTGGGATGTTGTTGAAGAAGGCGCGTTCCCTGACTTTAACAGAGTCACTCATGTAGTAGAGCCTTTTGAGGTTCCTCATGGTTGGACTAGGATTAGGGCTGCTGACTTTGGGTTCTCTTCTCACTCTGCTATTTTGTGGGGTGCTATAGATTACGATAATAACATTTGGATTTATAGAGAGCTTTATGTCAATCGACTAACGGCAGATCAACTAGGTCGCATGATTAGAGAAGTTGAAGAGGGCGACGGACGAATCCATGATGCAGTGTTGGATAGTAGTTGCTGGGCTAGACGAGGTGACAGAGGACCATCTATTGCAGAAACTCTAAATGCAGAGGGATGTAGATTTAGACCGTCTGATAGATCACCAGGATCTCGTGTAAGTGGTAAGATTGAGATTCACAAAAGACTAATGGTCGATGAAGATACTGATGAACCAGGGATTAGATTTTTTGAAACGTGTCCTAATGTAATTAGACAGTTAGCATCTATCCCGTTAGATAAAAGAAACCCAGAAGATGTCGATACTCATGCTGAAGATCACGCTTATGATGCACTAAGGTATATGGTTTCTTCTAGGCCAACTAACTTACGAACTGCGTACGAAAACACACCCAAAACAAATTGGCGTCCTTCTGACAACCGATTTGGATATTAACAGGAGTTACTATGTCCGATACCTACGAAAATGATACTATTAATGTTCTTGATGACGGTGATGAAGATAAGGGTTCGTATAGTAACATTGTGAGTTACATTGAAGATAGATTTGAAAGAGCAAAGGATGCAAGATATCATGATGAATCAAGGTGGCTTCAAGCGTATAGAAACTATCGGGGCATCTATGGCCCAGACGTTCAGTTTACTGAAACGGAAAAGTCGCGTGTGTTTATTAAGGTTACGAAAACGAAAGTGTTGGCAGCGTATGGTCAGCTAATTGATGTTCTGTTTAGTCAGAATAAGTTTCCGATTAGTGTAGATCCTACGACACTTCCTGAAGGTGTTGTTGAAGCAGTTAATGTTGACCCTGCTGCACAACAAGTAGAAGAACAATTTAACAGTTTATACGGCTTCCCTGGCGATGATATGGATTTTGCCCCAGGTGAGACAGCCGAAAGTTTAGCACAAAAGTTAGGCCCATTAGAAGAAAAGCTTGCAGATGTTAAAGGACTAGAAGAAGGTGTAGGCGCTACCCCAAGTTCTATTACGTTTGAACCTGCGATGGTTGCTGCTAAAAAAATGGAAAAGAAGATTAAGGATCAGTTAGAGGAATCTGCTGCAACTAGACATCTTAGATTTAGCTGCTTTGAATGTGTGACCTTTGGTACTGGTATTATGAAAGGTCCGTTTGCTTTTGACAAAGAGTATTCTAACTGGGACGATGAGGGTGAGTATAGCCCAATTGTAAAAACAGTTCCGCAAGTTGAGTATACTTCTCTTTGGAACTTTTATCCAGATCCAGATGCTTACAGCATGTATGACTGTGACTATGTTGTTGAGCGTCATAGAATGACTAGATCTCAAATTAGATACCTAAAGAAAAGACCATACTTTAGATCTGAATCTATTGAAAAAGCTATTAAGTATGGGCCAGACTATGTTCGTGAGTGGTGGGAAAAAGATCTTGACGATAATCAAACTGCTGAAGGAAATGCAGCTTATTCTGGCACTGGTATTGAAAGATTTGAAGTTTTAGAGTTTTGGGGTACTGTTGATGCTCAGATAGCTCGTGACAATAACTTGGAGATCCCTGATGATTACAAAGATGAAGATGAAGTTCAAATCAATTGTTGGGTATGTAACGGAGAAGTATTACGCTTTGTTATCAACCCTTTCACGCCTAAAAGAATACCTTACTTTGCAGCCCCTTACGAAGTTAACCCGTACTCTTTCTTCGGTGTGGGACTCGCTGAGAACATGGATGATACGCAAACTCTCATGAATGGCTTCATGCGATTAGCAGTTGACAACGCTGTTCTTTCTGGGAACCTGTTAATCGAAGTAGATGAATCTAACCTGACTCCTGGTCAAGACTTGACTGTTTATCCTGGTAAGGTTTTCCGCAGACAAGGTGGCGCACCAGGGCAAGCAATCTTTGGCACGAAGTTTCCTAACGTGTCCGGTGAGAATATGATGCTTTTTGATAAGGCTCGCGTTCTCGCTGACGAGTCCTCTGGTCTACCGTCGTACTCTTATGGGCAGACAGGTGTTCAAGGCACTGGTCGAACTGCATCTGGTATCTCTATGCTGATGGGTGCTGCGAGTGGTTCTATTCGTACTGTGATTAAAAACTTAGATGATTATTTATTACGTCCTTTGGGTGAGGCATTGTTTGCTTTTAATATGCAGTTTGACTTTGACCCAGAGATTAAGGGTGACTTAGAAGTAAAAGCTCGTGGCACTGAAAGCTTCATGCGCAATGAAGTTAGATCACAGAGATTGATTAGTTTCTTACAAATCGTCAGCAATCCTACTCTTGCACCGTTTGCAAAGTTTCCATACATTATGCGTGAGATTGCAGAAACAATGGACCTGGATGCAGAGAAGATTACTAATAATCCAGAAGAAGCTATGCGTCAAGCACTTTTGTTACAGCAAATGCAAAAAGAAGTTCAACCTGATCCTCAAACTGCTGTCGGACAAGACCCAATGGGTACTGGTGGTGGTAACATAGGAGTTGGTCAAGCACCTGCTCCAGATGAACAGGGTGCTCCAACAGGCGGTGGTGAACAACCTCAGCCAGAACAACAGCAATCGCAACAGCAGTTGCCTCCTGAAATTGTCCAAGCGTTACAACAAGTAGGTGGGTAATGGATACTAAACTTGCTAAACAAGTTTTACCTTTAGTTAATACGACACGTTTTACAGAGTTATTAGAATTATATTTGAATGAGAAGATTAACGAGCATCATCGTGTATTAGAACAGTCTGATGATGCAGCAACTCTGCATAGGGCGCAGGGTGCAGTTACTGCGCTAAAAAAACTAATGCACATGAGAGATGAAGTGCAGGGGTCAGCAAGAAGGGATTAATTATGGCAGAGATGACCAAAAAACAAATGGAAGAATTACTAGAGCGTCAAGAAGAAACAATGGAAAAAGCTAAAGAGTCTCCAGACTTTACGGCTGCGCCAAAAGAAGTTCCTGTGCCTAAAGATCGTCCTAAAAATCTAAAGGACTTTGTAGAAGAGGTTTTTAAGAAAGACTCTAGTTTTACTCGTGACCCTTTTGCTGATGCAACAGAAGAAGAAAAAGAAGAGGCGGAAGCAGAACTCAAAAAACAAAGAGCAAAAAAAGCAGGAGGAGGGTCTGTTAAAAAAGAAGCTGATTTTGTTAAAGATGATGATGAAGAACCTGCTGATCCCCCTCCAGGTGCAACACCAGAAGAAGTGGCCGACGATATCCCAGCGTACCTGTCTACCGGAGAGTATGTGCTACCTGCCAATGTTGTAAGATATCTAGGACTAGAGCGGATTGTATCTATGCACAAAGGAGCACTATCTGCTTTACAACAAATGGAAGATCTCGACATCATCGAAAACGTAGATGAAAATGGTATGGTCGAGGAAGACGATGATGAGATGGATTATCTAAAAGAACCTAAAGGTGTTGTTAAGACTACTCTTGTCGTTGCCAAGCCACACCCTAGCGGTATGATGGCTATGCCTTTTGCTCAAGGTGGTGCTCCAGGTGGACCTGATGATACTGGTGCTGCTTCTGATATTGGTGAAGATACCTCAATGGAAGGTTTTGATTTAGATATCGGTGATGGATCTGCTTATGGTGATCAAGGTTTTGGGACAGGTCTTGATGAAGGTGGCGAGGATAAAGATGAAGATACTCTTGGATTAGGTACAGGATCTAAAGATGCGGCAAAGGATGATTCAACTCAGCAAACAATTGAAAACTTGCTTGAACAAAATGTGCCTAATTACGGTAAAGAAGATATTGAACCCGGCATTCTTAATGCAATAGATGGTGTTCTTAAATCTGCTGAAAAAAAATTAGGTGACATGAGAGATAAAGGTCAATTAGTTACCGGAAGTATCGTGGGTGATGCATTTATAGGTCTTATGTCAGGAATAGTTGATAAGGCAAGAGAATCCGGTGCAACAATAGGAGATTCCGATCCAGCAGTAGATGACACATCAATTGGTGGTGGAGAAGATTCTGGGCTAATCACTGAAGAAAAATTAGAAGGTGATGAAGATAAAAATCAAGAAGAAACTGATTTTGTTTTTCAGCCTGGAGTAGGATTTATCCCTAAACGTAGAGGGATTAGAAGAGTTCAGGCATTGAGAGAAACAGACTTACCTACTGCTCGTAGAGGCGGCTTAATGGGTTATTAATTTCACGAGGGCTACTTTTTACCCCTAACATGGTGTTAGGCTACTAAAGACCCCCAATAAGGAGAAGACCATGACTATGGCTGAAGTACAAGAAGATCGCGTTGCTACTATTAAATATAAGCGAGATAGAGTTTCTGAAGATGAGCAAGAGATTGCAGAGTTGGAAGCAGAGCGAAACAAAGATGTAGAAGCTCAACGCGAAGAAGAAGCAGAGCAAGAACTAGGTGCAGAGGAACAGACATACAAAAAAAGATATGGTGATCTA